GACTAGCGCCGAGATTGGCCAAGCGGTAGTCAACGCCATTCGCGCATACAACAGGTCAGCAGGGCCAGCACAAATTCAGGTCGCATAATGGCAGGCACAACGATTGTTGGCGCTGGTAACTACAGCCTAGAAATTGACACAGGATTTATTCAAGACGCGTTCACACTTGATGACGCGGTGCAAGGCGTACTAGACAACACAACCTATGTTTTAGACGGCACAACTAATTTTGCTGATGTAACAACAGGCATTAATTCAATCAGCGTAAAACGCGGCAGACGCGATCAAGGCGACCAATTCAGCGCAGGGACAATGGTGCTGAATATGCTGGACACGACTGGAATTTTTAATCCGTTCGATTCGCTTAGTCCGTATTTCGACCCGTCAACAGCGCAACCAGGTTTAGCACCAATGCGCAAAGTGCGACTAGCACGCTATTCGGCAACCAATGTCAAAGAATATTTGTTCAACGGCTACATCGTTAACTATGACTACAACTTCGCGCTAGGCGGACTCGACACAGTGACCGTTTACTGTGCAGACGATTTTTATTTGTTGGCCCAAACCTACATGGACGAATTCAATGTTTCAGAAGAACTGTCAAATGTCCGATTATCAGCAGTTTTGGATTTGCCTGAAGTTGATTTCCCGTTAGCGCAACGCGACATCGATACAGGCACACAAACACTTGGCGGCGCGTCAGCGTTCACAGTTCCAGCAGGCACAAATGTTCTTGAATACTGCACACGGATCAACACCGCTGAACAAGGCAGATTGTTCATGTCTCGTGACGGCGACCTAACATTTCAACCACGAATCGGCAACACACTTAGTCAACCTGTTGTCAGTTTTCATGATGACGGAACAAACATACCGTTTGATTCATTAGGCATATCATTTGAAGCAGATCAAGTCATTAATCGGGCAGCGGTCGCCATCGCTAGCGGAAACCAACAAATCGCAGACGACGCAGCCAGCCAAGCAAAATATTTTATACAAACAACCAGCATCACAGATTCGCTGTTACACAACAACACAGCAGCGCTGGCGTTGGCCAACTATCTACTATCACCTGAACCTGAGGCACGCTACACAGCCGTCGGAACCAACCTAAACAAACTGACAACAGCACAGCGCGACACAATCGCCATAGTCGACATAGGCGACACAATCAGCATAGAAAAATCGTTCGCCAGCGGATCAGGCACAACACAACTAGCGCAGGAACTAAGCGTCGAAGGCATAGAACACACCATCACAGTCAACAACGGCCATTCGGTCATGTACTTCACGGCACCAACAACCATCGTTTATGAACTAATTTTAGACGATCTAACCTATGGCATCATAGATTCAACAAATGTTTTAGGATAATGTAAAGGACACCTATGGCAATACAAGACTTCACAGCAGGCCAAGTTTTAACGGCCGCACAAATGGATTCGCTACAGGCGAACGATTACAACTGGACGGTTTCGACTAAGACCGCTAACTACACGCTAGTTGCAGCCGATAAAGGCACGCGCGTTGTTATGAACGCGGCAGGCGCAACAACGATCACGGTTAACACAAGTTTGTTTAGTGCAGGTGACACTTTGTTTATTCAAAACATTGGTGCAGGCACTTGCACAATTACGGCAGGCACGGCAACAGTAACGACCGCAGGGTCTTTAGCGTTAGGCACATGGGCAGGTGGCACTTTGTATTTTACTAGTGCTAGTGCTGCTATTTTTTTTAGCGGTGGTGGTGCTAGTTATGGCACGGCTACAGGCGGCAGTTCATCAAGTATTACGGTTGGCGGTATAAATTACACTCTTTTAACTTTTACAAGCACAGGCACTTTGACAGTTACTAAGTCAGGTTTGTTTGATGTTTTGTTGTTTAGTGGCGGTGGTGCTGGTGGCAATATCGGTGGTGGTGGTGGTGCTGGTGGTGTTGCGCAATCAACAATTTATTTAGACGCAAACACAACGATAACTATCGGTGGTGGCGGTGCAGCGTCAGCGACAAGTTATGCAAGTAGTGGTAGCAGTTCATCTATTGACAATACGGCTAGAGCGTTGAGTGTCGCTGGTGGTGGCGCTGGTGCTTCTTATGACGGGACGGCAGGTTATGGTCGTAGTCAGGTTGGCGGTAGTGGTGGTGGTGGTGGTGTAAGTGGTGCTGAAAATAATTTGGCGGGTGCAGTTTCTATGGCACCGTCAATTAGCGGTTTCGCAGGCGGTCTGGGTGTAACCAATGCTGGAGCGGCTGGTGGTGGCGGTGCTACTGCCGTTGGTGCTGGTGGTAGCGGTAACAATGGTGGCGCTGGTGGCGCTGGTTACGATGTCAGCGCTTTTATTGCAGGTAGCGCACTTTATAAGGGTGGTGGCGGCGGCGGCGGCGGTTATGGTGGCGGTGGTGGCACAGGTGGCGCAGGCGGTTCAAGCGTCGGCGGTGCAGGTGGCACAGGCGCAGGCGGCACATCGGCAGGCGCAAACACAGCGTCAGGCGGTGGCGGTAACTGGTCAACAACTGTTGCAGGTGGCGCAGGCGGTAGCGGAATTGTTTATGTCAGGTTTAAGGTTTAGTCATGGCACATTTTGCACAAGTAAACAGCGATAACAAAGTTCAACAAGTGATCGTCATATCAAACGATGATTGCGGCGGTGGCGATTTTCCCGATAGTGAACCAATAGGTCAAGAATTTATAGCGTCACTAGGTTTGACTGGTTTGTGGTTGCAAACAAGTTATAGCGGGTCATTTCGTAATTGTTACGCGGGTATTGAATACGACTGGCTACCAAATGCAGGCGAATACGGTGAATTTTTTGCACCGACAGTTGAATTGAGTAAACCTGACGACGAACAATAATGCGATGCGATACAGGTTGTTTGCGTTAGTACTGATGTTGACCGCTTGCGAAACAACACGCGACAACACACTTACAGTCAAATCGCGCGTCAAAAACATGACGCTAGATAATTGCAATGTGCCTGATCGATGTGGCATGACACCATGACTCGACACCGCTACACCGCCGACGAATTGCACGCACGCATGATTGTGACTGTCGGCGTGCTACTTGCCATAGTTTTTAGCACCATAGTTTTAGGCATGACCTACGGTTTGTTGTTTGTGTCGCAACCTGAGAAACAAGCACCAAACGACGCAGCGTTTATAGATTTAATGTCAACAATTGTTGTGTTTTTGACTGGCACATTGTCGGGCATTGTTGCGTCTAACGGCATTAAAAGTAAACCAATTAAATAATGCCTAATCGCGCTTACATAATTACGCAACAGCCAGTCGTGACATCGGCGTTGGCTGGTACAAACAAATGGGTCGAATTGTGTTGCAAACATTCTGACGGATCGTTGTGGAACAACGGCACATTTGTCAATCGTGATGTTCGCGGCAAGCCAGGAATTATTAGCAATCATGCACGCGGTCTCGCAACAGATTTGTCTTACAGATGGCAAGCACAACATAAACGCGGACGGCAAGACGGCCGCAAAATATCGTTGGCATACATGAACAAATTGCTAGAAAACGCTGACACGCTAGGCATTCAACTTGTGATCGACTACGCGTTGACACGCAGTTGGAAATGTGATCGTGGCACATGGCAGGCTGGCAAATTTGAAACTGGCGACTGGTGGCATGTCGAAATAGAACCGCGTTTAGCGCACGATCCTGAGGCCGTAAAACAGGCATTTAGCGCGGTTTTTGGCCCATCACCGAAAGCCGCACCGCAATCTGTCTAGGCTGGTTGACCTACCGAGAAAGTAGGTCTACATGACACTTATAACCAAAACAGCCATATCGCTATTTATTAGCGTTATGTCAATATTTATGTTGGCAAAACCGCCAGCGCCAACTGCACAAGAAATGCAACCAGCGCCGATTACGGTTTGGCAGGGTCTAGAACAACCTGCGCCATTACCTACCACAACCGTTCAAACTACGCCTATAACGCAACCTGACGCGTGTGGCGCGGTGTTTGACATGGCTAAACATGTCGGATTTCCTGAACATGAACTGGCCACAGTTGTCGCTGTTGCTTATCGTGAATCGCGTTGCCAACCTGACGCGTTTAACGCAACCGACCCAAATGGCGGATCAAACGGTGTTATGCAAATAAATCAATTTTGGTGCAAGCCATCGCGTTACTGGCCAAACGGATATTTGCAGGCATACGGCCTAATTAAAACATGCGACGATTTGTTTAATTTAGAACACAACATGCGTTCAGCGTTGGCCATTTATCGATACAGCGAAGGCTGGCGCGCATGGTCACTCTAAAACACCTGTTTCTAGCAAGTCTGCTAACCGCGTACACCTACCTGATAATGTCAGTCACCAACAAACGAAAGGCTAAAGATGACCGAGAACATCGACCCAAGAACTGACCCACAGTTCAAAGCACTAATGCAAGTGATGCAAGATATCACAAGCCAAAAAGTGCCGTTAGTGCAACCGCACGAATTGGCGGCACGCAGCACATTAAGAAAATTGCAATGGATCATTGACGATTCAAACGCGCTAGACGATTCAGATTTGATTGACACATGCAACCAGGCGCGCATTGAAATCAAATACTTGTGCAGCATCATCACCGATCTGCGCGAAGCATTGGCGACGCGTGATCGTGACATTCGATCTTTGCAGGAACGCAACAATTATCAATCAGCAGAAATTCAGCGTTTAGAAAACCAGGTGCATCGTGCCAATTAGCAAATATCTAATTGAACTGACTGATCACGAAATGGTCGCATGTCGATCATGTGCTAAATCGCGCGATGAAAGCGCGATCAAATATCAGCAGCGCACCGATTTAACGGCATCACCTGAAACACCATTCAAAACTTTGGTTGGTGTCATGTCCGAATTGGCTGTACATAAACATTTTGGTGTTCCATACACATACCCATTCGAATATCAGAAAGATCGGCCTGATTTGTCTAACGGCATCGAAGTAAAGGGCACGCTGTATCGCGCAGGTCATCTAATTTTGAACGCGCACAACAATCAAACAGCGCCATTTGTGTCAACTGTCTGTGACATTGGTGAACAAACCGTGTTGTTAAATGGTTGGCGTGACGCTGTTGATTGCCGTTTGGATAAATATTGGCGTTCACCTAACGATGGCAAGATGCCTGCATGTAAACGCGAATCTTGGTGGATTCCACAATCCGATTTGCATGACATGAAATCGTTGAAGGAACGGTTGGTGTTGGCATGACACAAAACTTTATGGACAACTATGTCGATGTTGCGACACGGCTAAAGATTGCGTTTGATCGTTGGCCTGAAATGCGGATACAAGAAACAGCGCGCGAAGTAGTTGAAATGCCTGACAAATCTTGTTTCATCAGATGCACGGTCACAATTTGGCGCGACCCTAAAGACCCAATTCCTTTGATTGCGTCAGCGTGCGAAATATACCCTGGCCGCACACCGTATACAAAGTTTAGTGAATCAGAAGTTGGATACACGAGCGCCATTGGACGCGCTTTGGCAATGGGGGGAATTGCGGCAAACAAGGCTATTGCATCGCGTGATGAAGTTATGGCTGCACAGTCACGCCAACCAATAGCGCCAGTTGTTCAGTTACATGATGTCGAAGTGCCGTTCCCTGAAGAAAAACCACGCGAATACCCAACACCTAAGCAGATGGGCATGATGCGTGCGTTGGCTAATGGGCAAGGTCTTAAAGGTGACGATTTAAAAACATTTTGTTCTGCTATTTTAAATCGCGAAATACATACAACAGGCGATCTGACTAAACAGGACATTTCTAAAGTAATTGACGCATTAAAATTAACTGAACCAAAAAATTAAATAACGGGCATACAGACCTAAGCGTTTTGCAGCGCAGTTGGTGACACTCGGAAACGAGGGTAGATGACGCGTGCGCAAGCACAAGTCAGGCAAACGGTCAAAGATATGGGAGTGCTACGAGGCTAAAGCACGGGGGGCATTTCGCATTAGGCTTTACACACAACACACACAAATTGACATACCGAAAACAAACCACAAACACAAAGATGACAACATGGCCAGCGTTAACAAACCGAGAGCAAACCGCGCAAGCGGTGCGCTAGCACAAGCCGAAGGCGCGTAGAAAAATGGGGCAGGCACATCGAGACGGGCGCTACCTAAAAAACAGGCAAATCATACTTCAAGGCAAACCACAATGCCATTGGTGCGGCACACAACCAGCCACACAAGCAGATCACCTAATCGAAGTAGACAGAGGCGGCGGACACGAACTAGAAAACCTTGTCCCATCATGCGCCAAATGCAACAACACACGCGCACACCTATATTCAAGTGCAAAAGCAAACATAAAACAAAACGCACGCGCCGAAGCATTACGCGACAACGGCATTGAAATTAAACAAAAATCAAAACCGTTTTTTTATACACGAACCGAATTGTC